GCCCGAACGACGCCGAGCTTGACAAGCGGTTTATTCAAGCCGTGCGCGAGCTCGTATCGGCGATCGTTTCACCACCGGCCGGGGTATTTGAAGTCGAAACGATTCTATCGGACGCGGGCGGCAAGGTGATTTTGCGGCTTGGCGATTATGAGGCGCAGTTAGACCCGCTCGACGCGCAACGGCTCGCGCTCGCGCTCGTTGAGGCGGCGGCGGCGGCTCGGGCGGAATCGTGGCTCGTGCAATTCCTACAACAGCACTTGCAAGTGGAAATGGGAACCGCGGCGCGCGTGATTTCGAGCTTTCGAGACTATCGCGTTGCCGAAATGCAACGCGAGCTTGACCGCGATATGCACCGGCCGGCGCCGGCCGCGGCGCCTGGTGGGGGCAAGCGGTGACGACGTTGCGGGCGAATCAACGGGTACGAATCTCGGGCGAAGCCGGTACCGTGATCGGCCGCGTTGAGGAAATCCGGCCGGTAGACGATATGCCGGAATTTGCCGAGCTTGGATTCGCGACGACGGGCGAATTTGCGCCGCGCTCGATCATGCGGGAGTTCGGTATTGAACGAGTGGCTTCGATCAGCTACCATGCAACGCCGAACACTCAGTATCTCTTTACGGCGTTTGAAATCGGCGGCGAGTGGTACGACTTGAAGCGCAACAAAATCACGCTTGAAGTAGTTGGGGTTTTCCAATGAAGTCGCGCCTACAGACGGCCGTTGCGCGCTTCGCCGGCCATTGCGCCGAGTGCGGCCGGACGATCGCCCGCAACGCGCCGATTGTGTACGATACCAAGCTCAAGCGCACACTTTGTAAGGCGTGCGGCGAGCACCAACAAACGCAAGAGGGCGAGCTTTTCGCGAAGTAACCCGATGGCGTGGCGAATTGGGTCTAAAGTTCCGATTAACGTCTATGACGGCGACCGGCCAGTCTGCCAGTGTCAGACTGCCTTGGATGCAAAAAAGATCGTATATGCCGTAAATAAATATCTGGACGAGCACCAACAAACGCAAGAGGGCGAGCTTTTCGCGAAGTAATGGTACTGGCAATGCCGGCCAAAAGCGCGCGGATTTATCGCGCGTTCGATCACTTTATGGCGCAAGCCGGCCGCGGCGCCGCGCGAAGCGCGCATACTCGCCTGGTTGCCGAAGCCGGCAAAGCGGCTCGGGCGTACTCGGGCGGCGCCGGCGACGCCGCGGCGCTCGGCGAAGTGCTCGACTCCACATGGGCGAGCTATCTCGGGCTTGTTTGGGTCGAAACCGTGACGCGCGCCGGCGTGCTCACGGCCGAATCGCTCGGCGCCGCGGCGATCGACGCCGGCGTATTCGATCGGGCGGCGCGCCAGTATCTCGACCGCAACGGGCGCTCGCACGGCGCCGGCATCGCGGCAACGTCGCGCAAGGCTATTCAAAAGTCGATCGACGACGGGCGCGAAGCGAAGGAAACGCCGGCCGAAATCGGGCGCCGGATTCTCGACGACGCCGAAGCCGCGGCCGTGTGGCGCGCGGCTACGATCGGCTCGACGGAAGCGCACGCGGCCGGCAATCTCGGCGCGCTTACCGGCGCGGTGCAAACGTTGCGGGGTTGGGCGAAGGTGTGGACGGCGCCGCGGGCCGCGGGCGTGACGTGCGATCAGCATAAATCGACGCATGGGCAGCGTCGAGGCCTGCGCGAGGCGTTCGACGTGGCGAACGATTACGAAACCGACAATCCGGCACGCGACGCGATGAATTATCCGGGCGACGGCGAACACGGTGCGCGGGCGTCGAATGTCATCAATTGCCGTTGCGCGATGGAGTTTAGGAGGTTACAGCAATGAAGGGAAAAAGAGGCGATCGGCCGGCCGCGGACGCGGCGAACGATGACGCCGCGGCGTCGGATCCAGTTGCGAAAATAGACGAAGGGCCGGCCGGATCCACAACCGGATCCGCGGCGCCTGGTGCGGCGGCGGCGCCCGATACCACGATCAAGACATACGAGAAGATTCTAGTAACGGAATCGGTTAAACACACATTCACGCAACCGGAGCTCGCCGAGCTCGCCGACAAAATGGCGCAAGCCGCGGCGAAGGTGTACAGCATCGAGCGGGAAAAGGCCGAGCAAGCCGCGCACTATGGCGCCGAGCTCAAATCGGCGAATCTCGCGGCCGGCGAGCTCGTGGCAAAGTACAACCTTCGGTACGAAATGCGCGACGTGGAATGCCGCATTGAGTTTGACAAACCGGAGCCGGGTTACAAGTCGTATATTCGGACCGATAACGGCGAATTTGTCAAAGATGCGCCGATGACCGCGGCCGAGCGGCAACGGGCGTTTGTATTCGACGCCGGCGACGGCCGGCCGCAATAGGGGGAATTTATGCCGATCGAGAAAAAGTCTTTCGTTTGCGCGCTCGACTTCAAAGAAGTGAGCGAAACCGGCCAGTTTGAAGGGCACGCGGCCGTTTTTAACAACGTCGATCTCGGCGCCGATCGCATCAAACGCGGCGCCTTTTCGCGCACGATCGGCGAGACGGCCGGCAAATGGCCGGTACTCATGGGGCATATCATGAGCCGGCCGGTTGGGTTCTCGACGGGCGCCGAGGAAGACGGCAAGGGCTTGCATGTGTTCGGCGAATTTACACTCGCGGCCGACGACGGCCGCAACGCGCACGCGCTCGCCGTCCACGCGGCGAAGCTCAAGCAACCATTCGGGCTTTCGATCGGCTATGGCATCGGGGAAAACGGCGCGAAATTCAATTCGGATACGGGCGTTCGCGACTTGACCGATTTGGACGTTTACGAATTTTCGCTCGCCGCGGTACCGATGAATCAACGGGCGCGCATCGGCCGCGTGAAAGCGGCCGGCGAGCGGTTGACCGAACGCGAAATTGAGGGAATCTTGCGGGATGCAGGATTCTCTAACAGTGAGGCGAAGTGTCTCATTTCCTCTTTGAAGGGACAACGGGACGTTGAACCGGAAACGCTACTCGATACGAAAGTAGCGGCGGCATTCCACGAGCTAATCAACACGGCCGGCGTGGTTTATCAATACACGGCCGGCATGGAGCAATTACGTCATGGAACCTAACAACAATCCCGTCACCGGCGAAGACGTTTCGCGCCTTATGGGTATCCTCAACGGCTTCAAAGGCCAGTACCAGCAGTTGCACGACGACTTTACGAAATTCGGCGGCGCGCAATCGGAGACAACCGTCAAGCTCGGCAAACTGACAGACGATATGATCGCTCTGCAGACGAAGTATGCCGACGAAGCAAAAAAGCGAATTGACGCGATCGAGGAAAAGCTAAACCGCGCGCCGGCGACGCCGGAAATGCCGAAGTCCATCGGTCAACAGGTGGTAGAGAATCCGGCATTGCTCGCGGCGATCAAATCGGGCGGACGGTTCGCCGTTTCGGTTGCCGTTAAAGGGCCGATCGCGGCGTATCTCGCGTTGAAAGACATTACCAACGTTTCGACGGGCATTAGTTCGCCGCTCTCGCAAATGGCGGTTGGGCCGCGGTTGCCGCTCGGCGTGCGCTCGCTCGTGCCACAAGGCCGCACGTCGGCCGGCGCCGTCGAGTACGTCGAGGAAACGAGCTTCGCCAACAATGCGGCCGTCGTCGCCGAGGGCGGGCCGAAGCCGAAATCTGACAAGGTGTTTACGGTTCGCTCGCAAATTGTACGCACGATCGCGCACTATTTCAAGGCGAGCAAACAAACGCTCGACGACTTGCCGTACCTGCAGACTCAGATTGAGAACAACGGGATTTACGGCGTCCAATTGGTTGAGGACAACGAATTGCTCAACGGCTCGGGCGTACCGCCACACCTGCAGGGCTTCATGACGGTTGCGGCGGCGGCGCCGGCGCCACCGGTACCGGCCGTCGGCGAGCCGGCCGCAACGGTAATTGACGCGCTCGGCGCCGCGGTGTTCGATTTGGCGGCGAAAGGCTACATGCCGGACGGCGCCGTCTTAAATCCGGCCGATTGGGGCTCGGTTGCGATGCTCAAGAGCACCACCGGCAATTACCTTTTCGCGAATCCGCTCGCCTACACGAGCGGCGGGCGCGTTTGGGGTGCGCGCCTGGTGCTTTCGGCGAATCAAGCCGCGGGCAATTTCCTGGTGGGTGCGTTTCAAGGTAACTCGCAACTACTCGACCGCGAGGATGTAAACGTACAGGTTGCGACGCAGAACGAGGATGACTTCATCAAGAACATGGTTACGATTCTTGTAGAAGAACGGCTCGCGCTCGTGATCTATCAGCCGGCCGCGTTTGAAAAGGGCATTACGCCGGCCGCGGTGCTCGCTCAGGGTGCCGAGGGTACGCGCGAGCGGGCTCGGAAGTAAGATAAACGGATCCGGCCGGCCGAGGCGAAACGTTGCCGGCCGGACGTTGCCGGGGGAATCCCGCTCTCTTGTCAGGCGGGCGGGATTCTTGCCGGCGTTTTCGGGGGGCAAGATGACCGAAGGCGAACAAAAACAACCGAAGCCGAAAAAGATCAAGCCGGCGCCGAAGCGCAAGCCGGCGAAGTCGCCGGTTAACAAGGCGATGGACGGCACGCCGGAAAACAAGGCGCTATGAGGGGGAAACGGGGCGAACGAGCGGGCGAAGCGGCGGAAATGCCGCACTCTCGCCCGCTCAATCCGTCGTTGCCGTTGCCGAGCGATCCCGCGGCGCCGAAGTACTGGACTTATGAAACGGGCGGCGAGCTCGCAGTGTCGATCGGCCGGCTATTGCGCGTCGAATCTCTCAGCGATCGCGATTACGAGCTAATTCGCGCGTACTTCAAGCAGTGGATCGACTCGCCGGCGTGGGATATGAACCCGAACCAAGACGCGGCCGGCGCCGCGGCGCTAGCGGCGTTGCGCGCCGGCGTGGACGGGCTCAAGACAACATCGGATATTCACGACTGGTTGCGGCTCGCCGATCAAACCGGAGTTGACCCGTTATGAGATTTTTGCAAATCGAGGTTGTTGTACCACCGGCCACGATTCCGGTTACGTCCGATCAGTTTGTAGACCATGCCAGGTTGAACGGGCTCACGGTCGATCGACAACCGGAATTGATTGATCGGGAGTTAGCGGCGGCGACGCGCCGCGGCGAGCAATATTGCCGGCGCTCGTTTCTGACTCAGACTCTCAACGCGTTGTACGTGCCGGACAATCTTACGTGTGCGTGTACGCTGATGCTCATTTTGCCGCGGGGCAAGGTGCAAAAGGTAACGTCGATCACGGCGGGCGGCGCCGTCGTCGATCCGGCCGGTTATACGCTCGAATGGAACGTAATCAAGCTCTCGGCGCCGCTCGCCGGCGCCGCATCGGTACTGTTTGACTCGGGCTATGGCGATGATCCGGCCGACGTGCCGGACGGCATCAAAGAGGGCATTCTAGAGTACGCAACGGTGCTCTATGAATCCCGATCGGGCGGGCGCGATCAAAAGTACGCGGCCAGCGGCTCGCAACAGTTGCCGGACGGGATACGCGACTTGTGGCGCCCGTTCCAGATCGAGATAAGCGGCTAATGACTTACTCGGCTTCGCGGGCACGCCGGCGCGCACCTTTCATTCGGCGGCGCCGCGCTTCGGCTTTGCGCTCGGCCGGATCCACCGGCCAGCCGCGGCCGTTCGTTGTAGGCGCCGGCGCCGCGGCCGGCGCGACGCCGAAGCCGGCAACGATCTCTTGCATTTTCTCAAGCATGTATTCCATGCCGGGAAGTAAAACCGAGCGGCCGATAGCGGCGAAATGTTCGGTATCTGACTTACTCATATTGTCTTGGTTCGTATCCTTTCGTAAAGTCTTGGTTACATCGTTGTTTTAATAGCGTATCCCAAAAGGTTGTATGAGATTCGACGACGATCTAAGATGGGCTCGGTGGGTGGCGCGCGTTTTGCTGGTTGTTAATCTCTTGCTCGGCGTGGCGTTCGCGTACGACCGTAATTGGGGTCTCGCGGTTGGAATGCTGATTTGGGCCGGCAATTGCGTGACGTGGTTGCGTACGATTTACGCTTGCCAGGTGACACGCGATGAAATCCGCATCGTCGAATCCGTTATCCGATCGGTGCATGAGGCGGAACCGTAAATGCAAGCCAGCGATTTGCGGGAATGGATCGCTCTTTTCCAAATGGAGCTTACACCGGACGGTCAAGCCGGCTACCGTGAAACCGTGCCGGCCGGCCTGGTTGCCGATACGCCGGCGAACGTTCGCACGCCGAGCGGCCGGCCGTCGATCGCCGGCGATCAAGTCGGCGATCGGGTGCGCCACGAAATCACCATCCGGTATCAGCCGGGAATTACGTCCGTCTATCGCGTCATGTGGCGCAATCAGTTTCTAGATATCGTCGGCGAGCCTGAAAACGTGGACGCTCGCGAAACGTGGCTAAAGCTCATTTGCGAGCGTAAAGAGGCCGGCTCGCAGTGATTGTGATGATACGGGCGCGGTTAACATTCCGCGGCCGGATACTCGCCGCGCTTTTAAACTC